CGGAGGGCGAGTCGCTCACCGTCCAGGCCACCGCGGCGGCCGGGCACTACTTCGAGACGAACCAGGAGGACAGCTGGACCTTCACCAACCGGGGCTAGCAGTCCTCGATGGCGAGGTTCTTCGGCAAGATCGGGTTCGGAGTCCCTCAGGAATCAGCTCCTGGGGTGTACTCAGATGTCATAACTGAGCTCTCGTATTACGGAGACGTGGTTCGTGATGCGCGGCGCTTGTCCGAAGCGGACAAGTTGAACAAGGATCTCAGTACGTCAAACTCGATCAGTGTCATTGCTGACGCTTGGGCACATGAGAACTACTTCGCCATTCGCTTCGTGGAGTGGGGTGGGGTTGCTTGGACCGTGACGGAAGTCGAGGTCGAGTTTCCCCGCCTCATCCTGCGATTGGGGGAGGTGTACAATGGCCCACGTTCAACGACTTGAGCTGCAGTCATTGCTCGAATCGATCGTACCGAACGTCTATTTCCAGCCACCTGCCAATGTGCGGATGGTTTATCCGTGTATCGTCTATACACGTGAGACGATGCGACATGACTTTGCTGACAACAGCAAGGTTCGTCGCTGGGTTCGGTACGAAGTAACGCTGATCGATCGAAACCCCGATAGCGAAACCCTCTGGGCATTGGCCGACTTGCCGTATTGTGAATTCAATCGGCATTTCGCGTCTGATGACCTAAACCACGACGTGTTCACCTTGTACTGGAAAGGAAACTGACACATGGCTGCTTTGACCTGGGATCAGGTCGGCGAGCGCACGTACGAGACCGGCGTCGACCGCGGTGTCCTGTACTTCCCCGACGAGACGGGGGACTACACGGACGGCGTGGCCTGGAACGGCCTCACCACTGTGACGGAGTCGCCTTCTGGCGCCGAGTCCTCGCCGCAGTACGCGGACAACATCAAGTACCTCAACCTCGTTTCGGCCGAGCAGTTCGGCCTGACGGTCGAGGCGTTCACCTACCCGGACGAGTTCGGCGCGGCGGACGGTTCGGCGGAGCCGACTCCCGGCGTCGTGCTCGGGCAGCAGGGACGGAAGATCTTCGGTCTCTGCTACCGGACGAAGAAGGGGAACGATCTCGAGGGTGACTCCTTCGGATACAAGCTCCATCTCGTCTACGGCTGTCAGGCCGCTCCGTCGGAGAAGGCCTACGGCACGATCAACGACTCCCCCGAGGCGATCTCGTTCTCGTGGGAGGTCTCGACGACACCGGTTCCCGTCACGGGCTTCGCTCCGACGGCACTCATCGTCGTCGACTCGACGGTCGTCGCGTCGGCCGATCTCACGGCGCTCGAGACCGAGCTCTACGGTGGCGCTGCCTCCGAGCCGCATCTCCCCACGCCGGACGAGGTCATCGCTCTCGTCACGCCTGGGCCGTAGTAGTTCTGACAGGAGGGACCAGAGGATGCTCACAATCAGGGTTGCAGGAGTTGAAATGTACAACAACTCCTCGCAAGAGTTTGTCATGGAAGGCGGCACGCTTCTGCAGCTTGAGCATTCTCTGGTTTCACTGTCAAAATGGGAGTCAAAGTTCGAAAAGCCCTTTCTCGGTACGGAAGACAAAACCGAGGATGAGTTGTTCGAGTACGTCAAATGCATGACTCTGACTCCTGACGTTCCCGATGAGATCTATTCTCAGCTCTCAAAGGAGAATGTCGAGGACATCAACGCCTACATCAACAAGAAGATGACGGCGACCTGGTTCCGAGACTCTCCGAATGCGCCGCCAACGAAGGACATCATCACCGCAGAACTCGTCTACTATTGGATGACTGTTTTCAACATCCCGTTCGAGTGTGAGAACTGGCATCTCAACCGGCTCTTCACTTTGATTCGAGTCTGCAACATCAAGCAGGCCAAGCCCAAGAAGATGAGTAGGGCTGAAGCAGCAGCTCAGCAGCGTGAGCTCAACGCTGCGCGTCGTGCCAAGCTCAAATCGCATGGTTAGGAGGTGAATCTTGGCAGTACTCGAGTGGGACAAGACCGGAGAACGGCTCTACGAAATCGGAGTCGATCGCGGTGTCCTATATCTGCAGGACGGAAGCGCAGTTGCATGGAACGGACTGCGTGGAGTCGAAGAATCGTACGATCGAGAGACTGCCGCCTTCTACATCGATGGCGTGAAGTACCTCCAGCGTATGACCCCCGGAGATTTCACCGGACATCTTCGGGCGTATACTTACCCGGAGGAGTTCGACGCAGTTCTCGGCTCGGCCGAAGCAGCTCAAGGGATGTTCTACCACGGTCAACCACCCAAGCCATTCCATTTGTCTTACCGAACTCGTATCGGTAATGATCTCGATGGAATCGAGCATGGGTACAAGCTTCATGTGTTGTACAACATCATGGCCCAAGCGGACACGATGACGTTCAACACACTCGAGGAGAACATCACACCCGCAGAGTTCGGATGGGCGTTGACCGGTGTTCCTGTCTCACGTGAAGGATATCGACCGGTCGTTCATATTTCCATCGACTCGACCAAGGCTCACCCCGAGATCATTTCCACCGTGGAGAGCATTCTCTACGGAACGTCTGACGTCAATCCAAGGCTACCTGACGTCGACGAGATCACCGGTCTCATGGAGATGTACGGTTCCTTTGTCGTCATCGATAATGGTGATGGCACATGGACTGGCGTCGATCTGGCGAATCAGTTCGTCACCATGGACAGCCCCACCCAGTTTACAGTGAACAACGTGGACGCGTCATATTCTGATACGGACACATACACCGTGAGCACGACCAATCCAGAGTGAGGAGGTGAAGATGGGCACAATCACAGGACTTACCGCCGAACGGATGCTGGAGATCGAAGCAGCTTCGATCGTGGATGGTGACGTTGTCGGTGACAACCTGTTCCTTTCCAAGCACGATGGAACCCTCGTCAATGCTGGGTCGGTTCGTGGTCCGATCGGTCCTACTGGGCCAATGGGAAGCGCGCTTGCCGTTGTTAGTGGAATCGCTGTTCCTGATGTTGGTGTCACTGCTCAGATTCGTGCTGGAAGGCAGTTGGCAGCAGCAGATTTCACGAACTTGGGTCTGAGTGCACCACTCGGTCTCTGGAATCTCGGAAGCACTGCCGACGTTTCAGGAAATAGCCGCACCCTCACCAACAAGGGAACGGTTCCATTCGGTGTTGGGATCAACGGATCAGCAGCTTCGGCGGCGGTCTTCTCTGGTTCCACGGGGCAGGCGTTCTATATTCCCGATTCTGGCGCTGCGGATTCGTTCCGACTTCGCGTCGGGTCATGGGGATGCTGGGTGAGGACTGCCAAGCGTGGCGTGCAGCAGTATCTTCTGAACAAGATTGGTGCAGCAGGAACGTACGCCTGGGCGCTGCAGATCGATGCGTCCAATCATGCCATGGGATGGATCTCCAACACGGGATCGAACGTTCTCGGAAATCCAGGAACTCAAGACGTTTGTGACGATCGTTGGCATTTCATCGTGGCGACATTCGATGGAACGATTCTTCAGCTGTACGTTGATGGCATCGTCGATGCGGTCTTTATCATGCAGTCGGTGGTACCATTTGTCAGCTCTGCGCCACTGAACATTGGTGGAGCCGGTGCTGACAGTGTCACAGCGACAGCCTCACCGCACTACGGTCGTATCGATGAAGCATTCGTATCGGCTGAGGTGCTTTCCGAGGAGCAGGTTCGCAATCTGTATGCAGCCAGCATCCCGCATGCTCTGGGTGTTGCCCCGACTACACCTCGGATCAGCATTCGTCGTCGTAAAAGGGGTGCTGTCTTGGCTCCTGGAGCATTTCCGTCGCAGCCTCTCCGTCTCTACAACTTCGTCAACGGCGGACTCACAGACGAAGGCTCAGCAAACGTACCAGTTGCATCAGCTGGCGGTGGAGGATCACTTAGCGGTGTGGCCGGTGCTGATGGAGTCAAGGATCACGCGTACAACTTCCAGGGAGCTCACGCAGGCTTGGGTTCTTCTGACGCTGGTCTTCCGTCAGGTCTCACTGTTCGGTCATACGGTGCCTGGTTCAAGTCGTATCAAAGCACTACTGTCCCATGCATCATGGGGTGGGGATCTGGAGCTTCATCCGGTGCTGGTTCCGTCATGGGGTTGACGTCGGGCGTTCTTTACGCACAAACCGTAGGTACAGTGCTCAATGGTCTGTTCGTGGCTGATGGCAAGTGGCATTTCGGTGTCGTTGTCGAAGACAATTCTGCGGCAGACGGTTTGAAGCAGAAGATCTATGTCGACGGAAGGCTCGTCGCATCCTCTACGGTTCTCAACTCGGTCGTTCTCTCGGGTGCTGCCAATCGTTTCCGAATCGGAAACTATCCTGATGGTAGTGCTGGCCCGCTCAACGGTCAGGTGCATTCCGTGTTCGTTCATACTTCTGCTCTGACAGCGGAACAGATCCGTTCTCTGTACAATCTGGGTTCGCAGGCGCTTCCTGCCAGCCCAAGATCTCCGGAAAACCACATCGAGACGATGGAGGCTGGGCGTATTCTTGCCGTCTTCGACTCGATCGAACCATCGGACCTTCTCGATCTGGTGGTGATGGCGTGAAGCGTAAGCGTGTTCCTGATATCGTCGCTGGTCGTGTGAACAGCGATGGAACCATCAATGGTGGTGAAGGATTTTCGGTTCGAAAGATCGGAACCGGACAGTATACCATCACATTTGATGGCAAGTTCAAGCCCTACGTATGCACCGTTACTCCGTATATCGCGGCATCAGCATTTTGTGGTGTTGTGGGATACGAAAGTAACACGGTTGTCGTCAACACCTTCGTGTGGAACACGGCAAACACTGTCGGCGATTGTCCATTCAATTTCGTCGCTGTGGGGTCACCGCAATGACCGATCAATCAGAAGAGATCATTCTTCCGGTCATCGAAGATCCAGAGGAATGGGCAAAGCTCCAGGCGGAAAACGAAATGCCGGAGGAAGAACGAGAAGCGGCAACTGCTGAAGTAGTCGAAGTCGAAAACACCGAAGCCCGGGAGGTGAACCTCGAAGTCTCCGGGCCTGACACGACAACGGAGGAGGCATGAGACTCGAGCTCGCTGGGAGTTTCACCCAGCCACCCCCGTTGGCGGTCAAACTGCTGAATGGGGTACCGTTCATCCCACAGCAGTACATCGATCAGGGATACACCGACTACGACGTTATCTGTATCGGTGCGGGTGGAGGTTCAGGCGGCGGGATCGATACCGGAAACACCGGTACGACAGTTCGCAACTTCGGAGGTGCAGGAGGGGGAGGAGGAGCACACAGAGCCAAAGGGCTTCTAGGTGGTCTTCCTCCTTCTGTCGATGTTGTAGTCGGAGTTAGGGGAGCTGCTGGAGTCAATCACGTTTCTGATCCGCAGGTAACAACCGACGGAGAAGATGGTGGATATTCCTCGTTTGGGAACATCTGCATGGCCTCCGGAGGACGCGGTGGAAAACGAGCTCAATCCAACTCCACAACAGTTAGCACCCAGGCGCATGGCGGACAGGGTGGATGTGGCGGAAGGATTCTCGCCGGAGGAGGTGCACTAGGTGGCACTGCTGGTACTCCGACTGCCACAGGACCAGGAACTCCAGGGGTTGCTGGAGTTTGGGGTGACTGGGACGGGGTCATCGGAGAAGGAGGCGGAGGAGGGGCAGGAGGCGTCGGTACATATTCTGGCGTCACCGCCAATGCTGCTACTTCGGGAGGAGGAGGTAGCTACGATCCTGGAGATACTTCAGTCTACTCCAATCCAACCAGCGTTTCGGCCGATACGGGTGGCTCTGGAGCCGCAAGCATCGTGCCTGGTCGTGCCGGTGGAGCTCGAGCAACTCCTCTGAATCAGCTCCCCACAATATACGGCGACTCAGGACAGGATGGGTACGTGGTTATTCGCCTGACGGCGGTGTAGCCATGCCTATCAACGTCACGCAAAGAGGGTCGTTTGACGCTCTGGAGAATCGCCTAAAGCGGATGTCGGAAGGCGACATATTTGCCACTCTGTCTCAGTTCGGACAGATTGGTGTTGCTGCTCTGTCGGCTGCCACACCTACAGAAAGTGGACTGACAGGGCAGTCTTGGTACTACGAGATTGTTCAGCGAAAGGGATACTACTCCATTCGGTGGCGTAACAGTCATGTGGTGGACGGTGTCCCTATCGCAGTCATCTTGCAGTACGGTCACGGCACCCGCCAAGGTGGGTATGTCCAAGGTCGTGACTACATCATGCCTGCGATCAGGCCAGTGTTCGAACAAATCGAAGCCGAGATGAGAAGGGTGGTGAGTTGATGGCGACAGTGGACGACAAAGTTGTTGCAATGTCCTTCGAGAGCACTAAGTTCTCGCAAGGAATCGGTACGGCGCTGGGCGACATCAGCAAGCTCAACTCCGCTCTCTCGAGCATGGGTTCGAACAATGCTCTGGGCGACATCGAGAAGTCAGCCAACAAGGTGACTCTTGGTGGCTTGTCGGGAGTCATCGACAAGATCAAGGGCAAGTTCCACTTCCCTGAGGCTGATCAAGGCTTCTCCGAGGTCGAGAAGGCTTCGGGCAAGGTCCAGATGACAGGACTCAGTGGAGCTCTGGACAAGATCAAGGGCAAGTTCCACTTCCCTGAAGCAGCAGAAGGCTTCTCTGAGGTCGAGCGAGCTTCCGGCAAGGTTACTTTCACCGGGTTGCACGAGGCCATTCAAGGTGCAGCCAAGGGGTTCAGCGTTATCCAGGGCGCTGCCGCTGTTGCACTGGGGAATGTCGCCTCGCAGGCCGCTAACCAGGGCCGGAAGCTCGCCGCTGGACTGTTTGGTCCGATCAAGGGTGGTCTCGAGGAGTACCAGACTAACCTGAACTCGGTTCAGACCATTCTGTCCAACACACAGGCGTCCGGAGCCAAACTCAAGGACGTCAACAAGGCCCTTCTGGACCTGAACAGGTACTCCGATAAGACCATCTACAACTTCTCGCAGATGGCGCGCAACATCGGCACCTTCACGGCTGCTGGTGTGGACCTCAAGACAGCGACCACGTCCATCAAGGGCATCGCCAACCTGGCAGCAGTGTCAGGCTCAAGCGCAGAACAAGCTTCAACGGCGATGTACCAGCTGTCGCAGGCGATCTCATCCGGTCGAGTGAGCCTGCAGGACTGGAACTCGGTCGTCAACGCAGGTATGGGTGGTACGGTCTTCCAGAGAGCACTGGTCCAGACCGCTCAGCACATGGGCACCTTGTCCGATGGAGCCGTCCAGCTCAAGGGCAAGATGAAGAATGTCACCATCGAGGGACAGTCTTTCCGAGAGTCGATCCAGGCCAAGCCGGGCGAGAAGTCCTGGCTGACGTCGGATGTCTTGACCAAGACGCTGTCGCAGCTGTCGGGCGACATGACAACCGCTCAGCTCAAGGCTGAGGGGTACTCGGCAGCCCAGATCAAGGCCATTCAGGACCAGGCCAAGATGGCGGTCAATGCTGCCACCCAGGTCAAGACCCTGTCTGGTGTCCTCGATACCGCCAAGGAATCCATCGGATCTGGTTGGGCACAGACCTGGCAGATGGTCTTCGGTGATTTCGGTGAGGCCAAGACTCTTTTCACCGGGATGTCGAACGCCATCAACGGGATGATCAGCGATTCGGCCAATGCTCGCAATTCGATGTTGCAGGATTGGAAGGATCTGGGTGGTCGGAAGGATCTCATCGAGGGAATCAAGGCTGGCTTCGAAGGACTCAGTTCCATCCTCAAGCCAATCCGGAATGCCTTCCGAGACATCTTCCCGGCTACCACTGGTGCTCAGCTGGCTGACTTGACGAAGCGTTTCCGCGACTTCATGGAGTCAGTCAAAATAGGACCTGAGACGGCAGAGAATCTCAGGCGGTCCTTCCGTGGTTTGTTCGCCTTGCTCGACATCGGCAAGCAAATCCTCGGGGGAATCTTCACAGCGCTAGGGCACATGTTCGGCGCGCTCGGAGAAGGCTCCGGTGGAGTTCTCCAATTCACGGGAGGCATTGGCGATCTCATCGTCAAGCTCGATGAGTGGCTCAAGAAGGGCGATAAGGTCAAGACGTTCTTCGCCAATCTTGGTGACATTCTCGGCGGACCTCTGCAACTCATCGGAAGTCTTACCGGTGCTCTCAGCGGTCTCTTCGGAGGCAAGACGGATTCGGGTGCAGCCAATTCCATCAGGGCGATGGGGCAGGCAATGGACCCGGCGGCAAAATCCATCACAGCCGCCAGCAAGGCATGGCAGGGTTTCCTTTCAGTCTTGGAGAAGATCAAGGAAATCGCTTCTCCTATCGTGTCAGCAATCGGGGAAGCTCTTGGCGACATCGGTGGAAACATCGCCGATGCTCTGAGCAACGTCAATTTCGACAAGGTGTTCACCGTCCTTCAGACGGGTCTCATCGCAGGAATCTTCTTGACCATCAAGAAGGCCATCAGCGGTGGGATGGACATCGACATCGGAGGTGGAGTACTCAAGAATCTGTCCGGTTCTCTGGATGTCTTGCAGAACTCCCTCAAGACCATGCAGCAGAACGTCAAGGCCAACACGGTCCTCCAGATCGCAGCGGCGGTTGGGGTTCTGTCGGTTTCGGTCGTGGCTCTGTCCTTGGTCAAGCCCGAGCGTCTGGCTTCAGCCATGACGGCTATTACGGTGGGTCTGGCTCAGCTGACAGGAGTCATGTTCCTGCTCAACAAGATCGGCGGGGGCGGAAGTTTCGCTCGTATGCCGCTCATTGCGGGTTCGATGCTCATCCTTGCTGCGGCTCTGGACGTTCTTTCCATTGCTGTGATCGCGATGTCTCATCTCAGTTGGGACGAGCTTCTCCGAGGTCTGGCTGGTATCGGTGGAGCCATGATCGTGCTGGCCGCAGGCGCGCAGCTCATGAAGGGCGCGTCGATGAGTCTCACTCTGGCTGCTCCAGGCCTTATCGCTCTCAGCATCGCGCTCAATCTCATGGCTGTCGCTATGAAGATATTTGCCACGATGAGCTGGGAGGAGATGGCTCGAGGTCTGCTGGGCGCAGCAGGAGGCATCGTTGCCATTGGGTTGGCAGCGAGAATGCTTCCACCGTCCATGATCCTGACTGGTCCAGGGCTCATATTGCTGGCCACAGGACTGTCCGTGCTGGGTGGCGCAGTCAAGATCTTCGGGTCCATGAGTCTTGGAACTCTGGCCAAGGGGATCCTGGCAATCGCCGCTTCTCTGGTACTCATCGGACTGGCCATGGACACCATGCCACCCACAATGCCGATCATGGCAGTGGGGTTGATGCTCGTCGCTGGCTCCATGGTGGTGCTGGCAGGAGCGATCAAGCTCATGGGGAGCATGGACATCGGCACTCTGGCCAAGGGCATCATCGGGATGGGTGCTGCTCTGCTCGTCCTGGCGGTGGGTCTGACCGCCATGATCGTCTCGCTCCCGGGTGCAGCTGCGTTGGTTGTGGCTGCCACAGGTCTGGCACTCCTGGTGCCGGTTCTGGGGATCCTCGGGACGATGAGCTGGAGTGTCATCGGCAAGGGACTGGCAGTCATCGCACTGTCGCTTCTTGCTATCAGTGTCGCCGGGGCAATCGCCGCCCCTGGGTTGTTCCTTCTGGGCGCTGCGCTGGCCATATTTGGCGTAGGCGTCCTGGCTGTTGGTGCTGGAGTGAAACTCCTGGCCAGTGGGATCCAGATTCTCGCTGGTACGGGAGCCAAGGGATTGTCGGTGTTCATCGCTGCGATGACGGCGATGATCTTGGCAATGCCGCAGATGGTGATCAACTTCGTCAAGGGTCTGATTCAGATCGTTGCCGAAATCGTGAAATTGGCTCCGCAGGTAGTTGGAGCCATGGTCCAGATCCTCACCTTGGTTCTGGACGCGATCATCAAGCTGGCTCCCAAGTTCGCTCAGGCGGCAACAGCGCTCATCACGGCTATCCTCACCACCCTGGCTGCAAATGCAGGACCCATCATCAAGGCCGGATGGAGTCTTCTGCTGCAGCTTCTGCAAGGAATCTCGGACCATATTTCACAGGTTGTCGACCAAGTCGGCGACATCGTGGTCAAGTTCCTGAACGCGTTGGCATCCAACTATCCGCGGATCATCACTGCGGGAGTAAACATCCTGGTGAATTTCCTCCGGGGGATTGCCAACAACATCAATCGAGTTGTGTCGACAGCAGTCGATATTGTCATCTCGCTTGCCTCCAACATCGTCAACAACGCGAATCGTCTCGTGTCGGCTGGTTCGCATCTTGTTGGCTCTCTCATCACAGGCATCGGGAACAGCATCGACAACATCATCGATCGTGGTGCAGCGATGGTCAATCGCGTCATCACGGGTATCGGTAACAACATCGACAAGCTCGTTGACGAGGGTGCACGGATGATAACCAAGATCATCAAGGGCATCGCTGACAATGCCACCAAGGTAGTGACAGCTGCTGGTGATGCACTTCTGGACACCCTCAAGGGTATTCGAAAGTGGATCGACGACAATGCGGAAGCGATTGGTCGAGAAGGTCGACGGATCGTCACCAGTCTTGTCGGGGGTATCGTCAGTGGTGCCTTGGGCATCGATCTGTCTCAGCTGGGCACGCAGATCATCAACAAGATCAAGGCTCAGCTTGGGCGAATCAAGAAGTTCTTCCATATCAAGTCACCGTCGCAGTACATGGCGGACGAGATTGGAATCCCGTTGGCACAAGGCGTGGCTGTGGGTATGGAGCAGGGTATGACCTTCATCGACGATGCTGGGGACAGCATGATGAAGCTCCTGCGCGATACCCTTAGCAATGTCCCCACAGATGTTGACATGGACATCAACCCAGTTATCACGCCAGTTCTCGATCTCACACAGGTCAAGAAGGACGCGACGCAGCTGGGCGATCTCTCCAATGTCACTCCGATCTCAGCAGCTCTGTCAGCGCGGACTGCTGCTGCTATCAGTGCGATGCAGTCTGCTCAATCTCCGGAGGATATTTCCGCTGAAACAGGTGGGAACGTCTTCAAGTTCGAGCAGAACAACTACTCGCCTGAGTCGTTGTCGGAAGTGGAGATCTACCGCCTGACCAACAACCAATTGTCACAGGCCAAGAGCGCGCTTGGTCTATGACGAGGGGAGCCTCACCAGGGACCTGTCCTCCCGCCCGCCCCTCGGGCGGCCTTGGTGGGGCTCTCTATATTCAGAAAGGAGGAGGCAGTGCTGACGAAGCTTGAAGTTCTTGGTCTGCGATCGCTCGTGCCGTCACTGCCTCTGGATGAGGATAGTGATGCTGTCCAGGACCCGATCCAGATACTCGATATCGCTGGTCTGGGTCCGGTCAAGGCAGCAATCGTCACAACACCATTCGGCGCGTACGACGGTGAATCGTTCATCGATTCCTCTGTGGGCAAGAGGAACATCGTGCTTACCATCGGCCTTCATCCTGACTGGGCGATTCAAACGGTCGAGGAGCTTAGACAGCTCCTGTACAACTACTTCATGCCCAAGCTGCTCGTGCAGCTGAGGTTCCACAGCACGCATTTCCCCACAGTCCAGATCAAGGGCTATGTGGAGAGCATGGAACCGAACATATTCGTCAAGACCCCTACCATCGTGGTCTCGATCATCTGTCCTTCTCCGGATTTCGTCGCTCTTGACGAGACAGTGATCACAGGTCTGACCAGTGATGGCACGACGTGGGACGACGTCGACTACATCGGATCTGTGGAGACGGGCGTTCTTCTCAAGATCACGCAAGCTTCAGGTACTCCTGGCACGGACGTGATCCAGGTCAACCTGACGGGTCAGTACTCTCCACAGCTCTTTGCTGCTCGAGGAGCTCTTGCCGCAGACACTCGTTGGGAGATGAATTCTGTGCATGGACAGAAATACGTTCGCAGCGTATCTCTGGTCACAGGAGCAGTTCAGAACTTCCTCAACGACATCTCATCGGATACGGTGTGGCCAACGCTCTTCCCAGGTCTCAACAAGATGTCGGTGTTCACACCGGTTGTTGGGCAGAACTGGGAGCTCTCATATTTTGCGAGATTCGGGGGTTTGTAGATGGAGCTCTACACCCTGGATGAGAAATTCCTCCGGAGGGATGTCGTCGACAACTTCAACTCAGTTGTCTGGACCGAGCGATACACCAAGGCGGGTGATTTCACACTCGTTCTTCCAGCTAATAAGGACAACATCGCCAAACTGAGAGAAGGAACGTTCCTAGCCCTGAAGGGGTCGAAGGAAGTCATGATCGTCGAGACGAATAGCATCGAGAAGGGGATGTTGAAGTGTGTTGGGCCTTCTCTGTTGCGGTTTCTCGACAACCGTCTCATCCGATATTCTGCGAATCACGCAGATCGGTACTACAACATCACCATGTCTCCAGGACTGGCGATGGGGTTCATCGTCAATGACATGTGTGTGACTGGTCCATACGTGTCCAGTTCGGCTTACGGGATCGACGGACCCCGTGAAGTCATTCAGGGGTTGGAAGTTGTGGGCATGGATGACTCAGTTCCTGCAGTCGCTCTAGCCGTTCCGTATGGGCCTCTGTACACCGCTCTCGAGCAGTTGGCCGAGACTTACCAGGTCGGTCAGAGTCTTCAGCTTGTCAGCGCTTCCTCAGCGGTCTATTACCTCGGATATTCGACGTACAAGGGCAAGGATCGTACCAGTGGGCAAAGTGCGAATCCGCGGGTTAGGTTCTCTCCCAACGTGGACTCCTTGACCAACACAAAGGAGCTGTTCTCCATTGCGGGATACAAGAACGTTGCCTACGCCTTTGCTCCTGCAAATCCTGTCGCAGGAGTTACGCAATCGGGAGTTGCGTATGCGGATGGTGAGGCAGCAACGGCCACCGGATTCAACCGACGGGTACTTATGGTTTTTGCGGACGACCTCACGACCGACAAGGTCGGGGGATCCGCGTCCGTTCTTCTACAAGTCCTGAATCAGAGGGCCCGCGACGCTCTGGCCAACAACAACTACGTCAAGGTAGTGGACGGCGAAGTTGTTCCACAAGTGCAGTACCAGTTCGGAAGGGATTACGGACTCGGCGACATTGTCGAATTGCAATCACTCAGGGGAGTGCTGCAAAAGGCACGAATCACCGAGTATATTCGCTCACAGGATCAGAACGGTGAACGAGCATACCCGACGATCTCGGTCATCGACTAATGGGGGTGAGCACAGTCGTGATTCTGGTCTTCTTGCTCCCAATTGCGGCAATTGACCCCGTATTCGGTGTGATCGTAGCTGCTTCAGTAGGCGCTATAGGTGCATATTTGGCAGCTGCGCATCGGATGTCTGGCAAGATCGGCAGCACCGAAGCTCACGACTTGTGGGAAGAAAGTCGGTCCATAAGGGATTGGGCTACCGCTCGAATCGACAAGTGCGACGAGGAAATCGTCCAATTGCGCACAGAGCTGGAAGCAGCTCGGGAACGTATCCGGCAGTTGGAGGAGGTTCTTAGAGAAAGAGGTATTCCCCTTGACTTCTGAGTTCGATGAGATCCCAAAGAGGCGTGCAACGGACAAGCTCCTTCCCAAAGCCGATCTTTCGGATCCGTCGTTGCATACCGCCAAGGAGTTGCGTAGGTGGCTCCGTATTCTGATCGCTTTGACGATTATCCTCTACATCGTTGTAGGGGGGATGGCTGTTCTTACATATCGTCAGAGCTTGAGAAATACGAGAGCTCTGTGCACCATTCGGCAGACTGCTGTGGATCGCTCACAACAGACACAAGCATTTCTGATCGATCATCCGAATGGGATTGGCGGGATCACGGTGGAAGATCTCAAACGCAGCATCCAGTCGTATCAGGCAACAGTTCGCGCTCTCTCAGACGTGGATTGTTCGACACAATAGGGAGGACACCCTTGCCGGTTCTTATCACTGGGAAGTTGTACGACGTGCTGAAGTTCCTCGCGCTGGTCCTGCTCCCCGCCCTCGGTACCGCATATTTCGCGCTTGCGGGCATCTGGGGCCTTCCCTCGGCGCAGGAGGTCGTCGGGACCATTGTCGTGGTCGACACGTTCCTAGGAACGATTCTTCAGATCTCGTCGGTGCGCTGGAACAACTCGGACCAGAAGTTCGATGGCGTCATCGGCGTCACCGATATCGGTGGCAAGCTGACCTATACCTTGAATCTCAATGACGATCCCGCTGTCCTAAAGGACATGGACGAAGCTCGGTTCAAGGTAGCTCCTTCAGCAGGGGAAGCTCTCGCGAAATAAGCATCGCTTATAGTGAGAGAGACCCCTAACTGAAAGGACCAAGATGTTCCAGAGGACAGATACGCCGTCAAAGCTCGATACTGAGCTCGATCGCGCGTTCGATGCCCTGAATGAGAAGAACCCCGGTACCGATGAGTACGAGCGGGCCATGAACAACGTCGTTACGCTTCACAAGATGAAGGCTGCAGAACCGCAGCCCGATCGAGTGAGCTACAACACGTTGGTCACGGTCGCCGCCAACCTCATCGGAATCGGACTGATCATCAGGCACGAGCACGTGAACGTGATCACGTCGAAGGCTTTGTCGCATATCATCACTCCGAAGAACCCGCAGTTCTGACGTAGAGTCAAACGAAAAAGAGGTGTCGTGCCAAAAACATGGCATCTCTTTTTTGCCTCCTGAAAAAACCCCGGGGGGTGTTCGCGGAAAAAACAGCTCATATAGTGAGACCCCACCCCAAGGAGAACCCCATGTTCGATCTTTACCACAAGTCCCAGGAAGCCCAGCTTCGTTGGATCCGAAACCACCCCGTCAAGTACGTCGCCCTCAACGTCGTCGTACTGGCAGTTGGCCTCGGCATCGCGAAGCTGTACGACCGAAGGGCCGAGTGTAAGTTCAACGAGAAGATGAACCAGCAGGGCTAGTCCCATAGGAGAACCCACACGGGTTTTCCTTTTTCGCGAGAAAAGCATGCCTTGTAATGAGACCCCTACTAGAGGAGTAATCATGTTCGATCCCAATGAGATTCTCGACGCCGCAGAGATGAAGAGCAACGCCGTTACCCGCACCCTGGTGACGGTGGTGTACTATACCATCTGCGTTGTCGCGTATCCGTTCGTCGTACTGAAGCACTTCTTCAAGAAGTAGTCCCATAGGAGAACCCACACGGGTTTTCCTTTT